TAAACCTAACGCTATAGCCTTCCACATGAAAACAAGATCTAGATCTCCAACTCTTAAAATAAAAAGATGGTTATTGCTTTTATTATCAAGAAAAAAATTCACTTGGTTTTTATTAAAGTGTTTAATGTTTACTGGACCGTCTTTAATTTTATTATGACTAACTTTAAATTCAATCAAAGTATTAACCCCCCGATAGCATAACAGCATATCGGGGATACCTGCACCTAGTTTATTTTCAATTCTATATGTTTTTATACCTGAATCTACGGTATTGAATATATGATTCCAATATTCCCGTTGACTATCTTCTGGTTTCATTAATAATCAAAGGCAGGTTTAAACCTTATAACTCTTATTTTTCCTTGGTGCGTATGTAAAAAATCTTTTAGTTGTCCATTGAAACACATCCTATTCCAAGTATTAAAACTTAAACCATCTCTAATATACTGACCTGGAAGAAAACCAAACATTTTTATATCTCTATGATCTTTAGTTATATTATAAACGTGTAAACTAGAAATTCTAACATGTTGACCTCTACCTATTCTTCTATCTCTAGTTTGAATTGTTGCATTATCCCTAGCTAAATAAACCCAGTCGCCTTCTTTAAGCTCATTTATATTACATTCTACAACATCTAAAAAATCTTGAAAGGCTGGTTGTATTTTAAACTGCCCTACCCTTATATTTAAACACGTTTTTGTGTCTGGCCTAAATCTATTATTAAAAGCTTCATCCCCTATTTTATTTTTAATCTCATATAAAAACGAAATTAAAACAGATGTCTCACAATCTAGCGTACCTCTAGAACTAGCTATGGACTCCATAGCTAGGGAAGCAGAATCCCTTGCTTTAGTCCCTATAACAGATTGATTAGCAAAATACCTACTTTTAATACGTATACCCTCCCCTGGCCGTGGGTAGTTATATCTATGGTTTAGCATTTTAAAAACACCTTGGCTACTTTTAAGATCATAGCTTTTAGGGTTGAGTTCGTCCCTTCTTGTCCTGCTGTTTACTTTTGTATTATTATTTATTTTTGGCATAAAGCCCTCCTCTTTTTATGTTTTATATTTCTGGCTCTGTCTTATTGGTGAAATACCTTTTGGGTACACCTAATTTACTAGCCATTCTATAAACCCCTCCACTGTATTCTATACCTATTTTAGCTCCTGCTTGCTTAATAGTAAGACCTGATTCAATATGTTTATTGATTTCCTCTAGATCTTTTAGTGTGTATTTTCTCGGCCGTCCTTTGTTGTTATTCATTTTTCATCTCCTTTTTATGTTATTATTAAATCGGTTAACCAGCCCTCCCTACCTAGCCTTGTAATGAGGCTAGGTAAAAAAACTTGTTTATCTCCATTTCATTTGCTCCGCAAATAAGCAGTCTTCGCAAGGAACTACATAATCTATTCCTTCAATAACCTCGACATACAAGTTTTCTTCACAATTAAAACATCGCATTGTATCACTTAGCTTTGTTTTATCTATTGGGTTTATTACAGCCATTTGCTCTCCTCTCTATATCTAAAATAGTTAATACAACGCATAAAAACACACATATATACCAAAACTTAATAATTAGGAGTTATTTTTTAATATAAATAAAAATACGTTGTATTAACTGATAACCAATGTACTATGGTTTATTAATTAAGTCAATAGTTGAAAAGGGTATTCCCCTTCAACGATATCTAATCTTTTAATGGCTCTTGTCATTGCAACATAAAAAGTTCTTATTTCTTGTTCTTCCATATGTTTATTATCTATATCATCTATAGAATAGTATAGTCTAAGACCTGTATCATTTATTAATATAATCCTATCCGCTTCCTTACCCTTAACTGAATGTATCGTAGCTATTTTAAGTTTAATGTCGTCTAGCTCTATAAAACCATATGTATCTATAATATTTTTTAGGTATATGTATAGATCAAAGTCTTGTATGTTAAAAACACTATCCCAATGTTTACCTATAGCTGCGTCTATATTTGAAACGGTAAGATATTTCTTTAATTTGTTTTTTTGGGATTCAGATAGTATAGATACACTTTTATATTTATTTACTTTTGCATATAGAAGTAAAGCTTTATAAGCCTTTGACTGTAATGGGGCTTGCTTGTCCTCTTTAAGGTAAGGTACATTCTTATCTTTTAAAAAAGATTCTACATTTTTTAAGCCAATGTTATGTGTTCTATATAGAATGTAACAATCCTCCTTATAATCTATATCTAAATCATATAGATCTGTATATTCATTATACTGCCCTTTATAGTCTCTAGGTTTATAAATTTTTTCTTTTCTGTTGCTAATATTTTTTATAAGCTTCTCTGCTTTTGTGTGTACAGCCAGGGGGATTCTATATGATTGATCTAAAACCGTTATAGTTGCGTTGTATTTTTCTGTGAATTTATACATACCTCTAGGGTCTGCACCAGCCCAAATATATATACTTTGGTCATCATCACCTGCAATTATAATTTCTTTAGCTTTGGTGGCCCAATGGTTTATGACTTTCCATTGGAGCCTTGAAAGATCTTGTGCTTCATCAACAAAAAGAATGTCTATATCAAGGGGTTCTAAATCTAAGGCTTTATAAAGCATGTCGTTAAAATCTATGTAATCACATTGTTTTTTATACTTTTCGTACAGCCCTATAAACAAATTAAAATCCCCATATGAGCCTATCATCTCAGATTCATTATATATTTTAAGGTAGTCAGGGGTTTTATTGTCCTTGGATTTTTCTAGGTTGTATAGATTCAAGTAGAAATCCCCATCAGTCATACCTGTAACACCCTCATCTATCTTTTTACCTGTAAAAGTATAGCCAGTTGCCTTAGCAAACTTTCTAAGACTTTTATGACTTATAACAGATTCTTTAGCTGCGCCAATTATTTTAAAACATAGAGAGTGTATAGTACCTATGTTTTTAGTTATCCCTGTCCTCTTAGCTAAGACTTGAGCAGAAGCTTTAGTAAAAGAACATAACCCTATTCTGTCTAATGGAACACCTTTATTTATTCTATCCTTTAGCGTATTAACTATTGCTGTGGATTTACCAGTGCCAGGTGGCCCATATATAACAGAATAGGGCATAATTAAATTAGTATTCTTCTGTTGATTCTTCGCCTATTGTTTTAAGCTGATTAGACTTAGTCTCCTCGTACATCTTCTCGGCTGCTGTGTAAAGTTCTTTAGATGGATATCCAATAGCAGAGAATTTAATGGTGTAATATTCCTGCCCTTCTTTATTAACATCCACTATTGACGACATTCTTATAACACTTGCAAACCTATCCCTACCTGTTAAAGAAATTATTGTATTTAATTGCTTATGAGCATTAAGTTTAGTGTTTCTTAATGGGATACATATTTTAGAAAACTCGCCTGTGTCTTTAATGTGGTAGCCGTAATGATTAATTGATTTTTTAATCGTTAAGTCTTTTACACCTTCATTATCTAATTCAGCTATTCTAGCTTCTGCTTCTTCCTTAGTCATAAAAGAACCATAATAATCATTTTTATTCTTATCATATGGTCTAACAATAAAGAACTTTTCTAGAGTAACAAAACAAATGTCCATTGATTCACCGTAAATCTCATTAGTTATGGTGTTATAGAACTCACCTGTTTTCAATCCGTCTATATAACGTTCTTTTTTGGGGTTGAGTACATCTGTATTTCCTTGTGCTTGAAGCACTAAAGGGTAGACTAAATCCTCTACTGAGACATTCTCGTTACCTCTTTTTAGATCTTTAATATAATCAGGTATTTCTTCTGTTATTGTTATTTGGTTGTTTGTCATTTTGTTATCCTTTTTTATTTTTAGTTATTACTGCTTTTACATATGGTGTTACTTTTATACTCTCTGGCAATTCATCTCCTTCCCTTATTTTTTGTTCAACAATACTCGATAATGTCATGTGATGTATAGAACGCTTTGTTTTAATACATTCACCATGGCCTCTATCTTCTAAATATTGGATAGCCTCCTGTGATAGCTCTCCATCAGGATCTTTTAGTATACTTGCGTATACACCTTTCTTGGTATGTAAAAGTCCTATTCCTTCTATACCTATCTTAGTTATATCGTTGTCTTCCATAACACTAGGTATTACATATTCAGACAACATTTTTTTATGTGTAGTTATGTGTGAAGTTATTTTTTTTAACGTATCTGAAACTTTATCAACATCTTGGAAAATCCTTGCTAGCTTTTTAATGTCAAAGTTTTCTAGGTCTTCTTTACCTGAATCAGTCACGTACTTTAATACCTCTTGGTACAGCTTATTTGTATTGTTTAATATGTTATTCATATATATCTCTCCTCTCTATATATAATATAGTTTATTTATACGATACTTTTCAAGTGTTTTAAAATATCATAGTCTATTTTAACTAGGTTGTAGTCCTTAGTTTGTCTATCGTATTTTAAGCAGTTTATAACTCCGTGTTTAGACAATAACTTAAAAAATACAATACCTATAATAATAGGATCACCTGTAGGTATAATATAATCTTCTTTAGGATTATACATATCTGCTAGGCGTTTTATCCTATTAATGGTTTTAATGTTGTTGTCACTGTCCGCTTGATGAACATTAAAATCACTAGACACAATAAATGAAATATCCCCATAGCTTTTAGCTGATGAGAAATTATTTTTATTTTCTTGTGTAATAAATACTTTACTCATTTTCTCTCCTCTCTTACCTATAAACTATAGTATATTATCTATAGAATGTAAACTGTTTTTAACAAAATCTGCTACATTCTTTTTTTGTTTTAGGCAAGTTAATATTCTTTTATCTATTGTTTTTTCATATACGATATCTATATAAGTAACATTGTTTTTTTGACCTATCCTATGGTTTCTATCCTCTGATTGAACTCTAGAGACATAAGAAAAATCGTTTGTGAAATACACTACATATTTACAATTATTCAGGGTTAATCCTGTGCCACCTCTTTTTTGTGTGGATATAAAGTACCTCGATTTACCTGTGGTAAAATCGTTTTTAATGTTTTGTCTTTCGTCGTCAGTATCTGCTGTGTATACAGATAGACTTTTTTCGAATAAATCTGTTTTATAATATAAAAGTTCTTTCCTTAAAATATCTATCTCGTATAAATACTTTACCCATACAATAACTGGTTCATCTTCCGGGAGCTCATCTATTATCTTTTTTAATTCTATTATTTTTGGGTTTCTATGGGACTCTATTATTTCTACTGTTTTCCTCATCTCAACGCTTTTATTTCCAATGTATTTATATTCCCCTGTAGGTTTTCTAATAAATCCACTAAGAATCTGCTGTAGGTTTCCGTACATGGTTAATATATGTTCTACCGTTATCTCCTCATCTTTAGATAGACTATATCGGCTTTCATTTTTTAGGCTTATATATAGTTTTTTTTGTGTTGTAGATAGCTCTACATACCTAGTTAAATATGTTTTATCAGGTAGTTTTAAAACGTCTTTTTTAGACCTTTGGTAGATAAAATTATTTATTAAATCAAACAACTCATCTGTATTTTTATAAGCTATTATTTGTTTATTTTCAAAACCACCTAATATACAATACCTGTTCCTAAAAGAATAAAAATCACCTAGCCCTATAATATCCTTATCCAAGAAATCAAAAATAGAGTATAGATCACTTATACCTTGTGATACTGGTGTTCCTGTCATAGCTATTTTTCGTACAGCGTTTTCACCGATCTTAACCACGTTCTGTGTTCGTATAGCTTTATGGTTTTTAATGTTATGTGCTTCATCCAGGACAATACCTGTTTTTTTATTTTTAACAAAGTTATATACTTCGTTGTATGTTGTATTACCTTTCCTTTGTAAAGATTCTATCCCTACAATCAGCACCTTAACATCTTCTGTTTTTAATTTCATAAACTTATTAAAACTATTGAGTCCTGATTTATTAGACATATCAGATAAATGTACAATAGCTTTATGGTTAAAATGCTTATCTATTTCTTCTGGCCATACTATTCTAATACTATAAGGGCATATTATAAGTATTTGTTTTATCTCTTTTTTATCTATGGACGCTGCCATAACATCTAGGGATGTTTTTGTTTTACCTAGCCCCATTTCCATAAATAAACAAAAAACATTTTTACTGAAGGTTTTATGTACAGCTTCTAATTGATAGTCTCTAGGCTCTGTTTTAAAAACATAGTTTGAAGGGAACATAAGGATTTTATTGATATCCTTATCTTTGTTTATTATATTTTTAACTTCTTGTGTTGCTTCGTATGTCCCTTCCCATTTCTTTAACACCTCTATGTTTCTTCGTACACAAGGAACACTCCAACAAGCTTTTGAAGGTTTGAATTTCCTGTTAGGTAAACTTCTTACTTTATTAAGCTCACTAAACTCTGTGTATATTTCAAAAGTGTTTGATTTTTCTATGTATTCTATTCTCAAAAAAGCCTCCTAATAATCATCTTCAAAATCCACTGTTTCGATAACATCCTCTATATCCTCTACAGTTTCTATCCTTTTGGTTTCCTCTATAGGGCCTATACCTACAGCCCAACATCTAACAGTGCTATGCTTCCCTTTTTTAGATATGTTTATTTTTTTAGTTACGATACCTTTAGGTATTAATGCCATCCATATGTCTGTTGTGTTAGTGTTACATTTCTTGCCTTCTAAAAACTTTTGGAAATGCGTACCACTGAATAAAAAATAACTTATCTTTTTAATATGGTCTATTATAGGTTTACCATTTTCTAGTAAAGCACCTCTGTTATTAATTTTGTTCTGATCGTATCGAACGTCTATAGAGTTCTTAATATACTGGTCAAAATATTTACGTACCACACCCGATTTACCTGCGTCATCTGGGGTTTCTACCTCAATAACATCTTTAGTTAAATTGTCTAGTATTAATTGCCATTTGTTAGACTTCATATTAGCAACTAATTTGTTTGAGTTTTCAAAAATCTTTTTACGTACATGCTTAAAATCGAGTAATTCTTCTGTTGTTAAAGTAACTGTGACGTTTTCATAAATCAATGACCATTTTACTGGTTCTGTAAGATACTTTTTTAAAGCTGTAAATTCAGGTAAATCAGCTAACTCAAGTTCCTTTTTTTCTTCGTCATCAATACCATATTTTCTTTTTACACACGTATGAGAATCACATAATCCTTTTAATGGCTCTTCTTGGCATTTGTATCGGTAGTCCGTTTTATTTATTTGTTTAACTATGTTCTCAACTTCTTCATAAAGTAAAGGTGTTTTAAAATTATTATTATTAAAATCCTGTATCTTTGTTTTCCAATCAGAAGGGTAAGCTCGCTTTACATATATACCATAGTTAAATAAAGTGTTGTTTCTTTGACCTTCGCCTGTTATACGTCTAAGTAATACCTGTATACAAGGTGGTGCTTCTGAATCATCGTCTGTTTTTATCTTTAATAAAGTTTTTTTATTAACCCTTAGTGTAAAGGCTTTGTCTATGAACTCTGTTAAACTTAACCTACGCCCATTAGATAACGCATAAGTTGTATCTAAGGCATACGGTATCTGTATCCCTGAGCCTTTATTGTTAGTGTTTACAAAATCTACTTTGTCTTGTTTAGGGAATATCTCTATGGCTTCTTCCCCTACACCTCGTATCCTTTCAGCAATAGAAAACAATGTTTCTCTTATATCTGAAGTTGGTACAGGTTCACTTAAAAATAAATATACATGTCCGCTTCCTGACTTTGACCTACATACAACTAAAGGGAGCTTAAGTTTATTTATTTTTTTATCAAGGGTTATTAAATCAATATCGCCTCCGTGGTTATCTAAATCTATAACTCCAAAATAACTAAGGCCATCATCTGTAGTAGGTACTAAAACAAGACTGTACTCTTTATTTAAATGGTCTTTATACTGGAACGTGTTTAATACTTTGTTACTCGCATGTGAATGTTTACCATCTTTATACACATAATAGGTGTGAGTATTAGCCTTAAAGAGTTGTTTAAACCTTTGTATATCGTTGTCACTAGCCATTTTAAAATCTCCTCTCTCTATTGCCCCCTATTACAATAATATAACTAACTTGATATTAAGATTCAAGTAGTTCAGGGTATAAAGTTAATAAAAAAACTTTATCTTCACCAAGTCTTTCTAGAAAAGCTGTCTCTAAAAAAAGGTCTCGTTCTTCTTTATTTAATTTTAAAAATAATGCAAGTTCAAGACATTTATTAAAATCAGGTGGTCTATAAAACCCTAATTCTAATTTAGTTATGTAATGTTTATGTTTAGTTAGTTTACTAGATAAAACAGTAGCTTTTAATTTTTTTCTTAATCTGTACTTTTTGCAAAGGTAACTGAATTTACTCATTTGTTTAGTTTACCCCATAATAAATAAAACCACAAAAGTACAAAAGTACACGAGTTTATTTTCTAAAAAATTTTTTAAAAAAAGTTTTGAGCTAAAAAATGTACTTTTCCTAGGCGTTAAAACTGTGGATAACTTTTTAAAACGAGGCTAAAAACTGTGGATAACCTGTGGATAACCTGTGGATACATTATTTACATTTCTCATTTTTGTATGTACTTAATTTTTTCTTGAAAACTGTGGATAACTTTGTAAAGTGAGGTTAAAAACTGTGGATAACCTGTGGATAACCTGTGGATGAAATAAGTACACTTTTATGTGGCTATTATGCTTTGTGATTGATATTTAGATAAAAAACCGCTTTTTTGAGAAGCTACTCGGACATATAATGCACCTATATGGTTTATATTTATACTTGGTATTGTTGGGGTATCTACATTTATCCAAGTGTTATTATCAAAGGATTTTTGAACATAATAATTATCTATGTCAAATACAGGATTCCATATTACATTTACAACACCACTTCCTGCTATATTATTTAAAACAAGCCCCGATACACTTGGTGGTATTATTTCTGTGGTTATATTAACGTCTGTTTTTAAAGGTGGTTCCCCTTCATCTGCTGTATGTATAGCCTCAAAATAAGGGACAGCTTCAATAGTAAACTTTTCATTGTTTTTCCCTGGTTTGACTGAAAGTACAGTACAGTCCTGACTCCAATTACTAGAAGGTCCAAAGGTATATGTAGTAGGTATTCTATCAGTAAGCTCTGTTATAAACTCAAAATCAGTCACATCTACATCTAATACAACAGTATACTCATCTACGCCTTGTGTTACAGTATGTGGCCCAGATAACGTGCCTTTAGGTGTAGCAAAAGAAATATAAAAAGGTGCCTCTCCTTCAAATATAAAAGGTTCATTACTTTTTATATTTAATCCGTCCTTAGCTACAACACGTCCTGACTGTCCCCAAGAAGGCATATCGTGTTGTACTTTTATTTTATCCCCATATGTAGGTATATTCCCTAGCATTTCTACTTCAAACATTATTTTATATTTTTGTAGTTTCATCTGTTTATCTAGATATTGAGACTCTCTCCAAGCTTGGTTATAGTTAACACAACCAAAAAAATCAACTTCTAAAGGTCTAGTTATATTAGGTCTAGAAGAAACCTCAGCTGGTTCATAGTTACTGTCTTCATCTAAATATTTTATAATTACACCATCAGGGGATTCATTATTATCTAATGTATAAGCTACTTTAAAAGAATTTTTAACCATATTTCTACTTGTGAAAAGGGTTGTATACGTGTCTTTAATAGAATCTCTAACTATAGTTAAGGAAGAACCATCAAAATAAGGTCTAGCTCTACCTACCCTAGAAACCTTATTTAAAGATTCCCATATAGCTACGAAAGAATCAAAAACACCATCAAAGGTATCACCTCTAGTCTCCCATTCTTCATCTAATTCTAATAAACCATTTAAATCTATTTCTGTATAAGATCTAGAAGCTCCATAAGAGGCCATCCATATATCGGCTAAGGCCCACGCTATAGAACGAGTAGGCTCAGGGTTTGTAAAGTTTGAACCATCCCATTTTGATAGTTTCCTTGTTGCCACTATGTTGTAAACATTATCCACATCAAAAGATAAACTTTTATCTGCTATTAACTCTAAAGCTAGTAAAGAAACTGGTGGGTAATTAATTACAGGGTCTTTAATGTGCTTTATCCTAGCTATATACCCTTTATCATAATAGCTTCTTTCATCCACGGCATTAAAATCTCTAAATGGGTCTTGTACGTTATACCCTTTTAAAGTAAGCCCAGATTCATAGCTCATACAATGGGTATAATATATTCCGTCTTCTGATATACTCCATTCATCTGGGGAATTGCTAGAGGCGTTTATATTGTTTCTTATAGTTAATCTAGAATAAGACTTTGAACTTTTAATTATATCTTTATTTACTATGTAACTAGCTTGCTTTTTTAAAACAATCCCTGTAACTATTTTAGTGACAGAATCTGTGGTGTCATAAGGTATATTTTCATCCACCGTTATCTGTCCTATGTTATAATCTATATCTGTAATATAACTTGTTATATTAATCCAAGTCCCACTAACATCTATATATAATTTTATATCTGCTCCTGTTTTAAACGTATCGTATACTTCAACATCATTATCTAAAACTTCTTGATTAAACCAAGGGGTTGTAGATACATATTGAGAAATGTCTATAGTAAAAACATAAGATAATGTACCTGATGCAAAACCAGGGGGTGTTTCGACATTAGACATAGTAAAACCATTAGGGGTTGTAGAATTATCAGGGAGCATACCGTATTTAACATACATATCTTTAACCAAGGATGTTAAGGGATCTAAAAACCAAAAGAACAAGTAATAGTCTGTAGTAATATCTGTTATATCTCCGTAAGATTCCCCTTCAGGTATTATCTCTTTAAAATACCCTTGAGAAAACTCAAAATCTAAATCAATATAATTATTCCCTAGTTTATCTAAAGGTGCTGAAAAAGAACCTGAATATTCAGGCTCTATAAAATGTTTAAAATTCCAAGGGATGTTAGCAGGGAGTAAGCCATAATCCTTATTCTCTATATATTCTTTAACTCTACATAATAAAACATCTGTTGAAGAATCTATATCTTCTGCCTGTAATGTTATATATAAAGTTATAGGGTATGGGTATGTTTCATTATAGTAACCAGGTAAGTTAGTCACCACTACTTTTAATTGATCACCTGCAGCGTAATTTACCCCTTTTTTAGTTACATTTATTTCTAAAATCTTATAAGTATATCCAGGAGCTAATGCCCTTTTTCTAAACTCATATTTAAACGAAACCTCAGCTCCTGATCCACCCCCTGTCAAAGAAATTATAGGAGTTGAAGGTATATCAAGGACACGGCTTCTATCAAACCCAATATCATATTGTGTAAAAGAAGTTATAGAGTTTAAAAGTATATTAAAAACAGTTGATAACCCTGTGTTATTAGATGCATCTATAGTGTCAGGCCAATCATCTGTGTTCTCAAAAGTTATTCTGTTTTGAACAGTCACGTTACCTCCATTTTCTTCTAAAGGTGTTATACTTTCTATTACATATTCCCCTGAAACAGAATCATCAAAGGTTATTACTTTTATTGTCTCTCCAACTGAAAAAATATTTTCATATAAAGGGTTGTCTTCTATTGCTACTATTGTAGTCTCAATAAATCTATTAGCCTTATCAAAGGTAACAGGTCTAGTCCTTGAGGTATGTTCTCTACTCTGTACATTAGCCCCTTGTATTTCAGGGATTGTGTAAACATTATCATTAAACAACTCCATAGGCTCATTAGGGTTATAAAGTTGATAAGTTAGGTTCTCATTGTTTAATATACTTGTATTACCTAATTTAATATCTTGTAAATCAAAAGTACCATGTCCTAAACATAATAAATGCCTACTTACAGGAAGATTATCTTTAAAAAACAAGTACGGCGATGCTGCTAAATCAGGAAACCATTTTGTTTTACCGTAAACAGAAGGTATAGCTTCTCCAATCCTTGCTAAATTAGTTTGAATGTTTAAATTATAATTAGAACTCCCTGGTCTTCTTATAGAAGATAAATTATCAGGGGTGTCTATAGTAGGTATGTCTCTTTTAGTCCCAGTAGCTACGACATACCCCACTACAATTGAAACAATAGCAATTATTACCTGTACAGGGCCTTTAGGCAGTATTTTAATCTCTAAAACATCGTTTTCATTTAAAGTCTCTAAAAAATCATCTGTTCTTACTCTTGTTTTGTTTAGATATATTCTAGTGTCTAGTCCTTTAAAACCATCAGGGAATTTTTCAATCAAAAAATCTACTATATGAGTACCTTTTGAAACATTGATAACCTCATTATCTAAAGGGTCAAAAGGGTTTCTATATATTATTATTTTAGGTTTAGACATCTGTAAAAATCTACTTTGGAATACCCATTTCTTTTTAAACCGTTCAAAGTCATTGTACATACACCTTGCCCTTTAACAGCGTGTACACACGTATCATTTAACCATATACCTACGTGATGTATTTTTCTATTCATAGATAAAGCAACAGCATCAAACGGTTTAGGTGTATCTACTTTAACCCATTCATTTCTACCTATAACTGTGTTAAAAGCTTTCACTATTTTAATTGTTTCTCCTGCTTTTATATTATCCCCCTGATCTGAAATATGGATACCTAAAAAAACGTGGTAAACATATTTAAAAAAAGAATAGCAGTTAAAGCCTTTTTCTATATTATCCCCTTTATCATCCCAAGGTTTACCAACCATTAATCTAATAATTTCTTTCTCCCTATCCATCATGTTATAATAATACCATAATAATTAAAAATATACGGAGGAACACATACAATGGCATTAGAAGCAAGCATAGAATATAAAGGTATCCCAGTTCCAAAAGCATACATTGAAATAGATTCATGTTTTATTAATAAAGAAGATACAACTGTTGATATATCTATATATTATGATAAAGATAATAAAGAAAATAACAATAAATTAACCAGTAAAAGAATAGTTCTTAATGAATTTTCTCTTGAACTAGTCACGGATGCTTTAACAGTACATTTAAAAGAAAATTACTACCCTGACGCTGTAGACGTATAAGTATCTATTTTATTTATAACCTCTGACAACATAAAAGGTTTTTTTATTTTATCTATTTTTTTAGGTATCGTTATATTTATATAGTTACCTACTAACTGAGATTCTCCTGTCATTAATATAATTTTAGTGTTTTTAAAATTATCGTTTTTATCTACAAGGCTACTAAATAAATAGCCAGACATCTTAGGCATATTAATATCTAAAAAAACAAGGTTAGGTTTTATATTTTCTGCTTTGGCTATGGCTTTTTGTCCTTCAGTGAAGAAATAAAAAGAAAAATTTTTAGCACTTTTAAGAGAGACTTTTAAAGTATTTAAAAGAAATGTATCATCGTCAATAAAAAAAATATTCATGGTTAATTGAATAAACCTCTAAAGCGTTCATCATAGACAACTCTAGGGAAACGCCTGTTTATTAAAGAAGCTATCTCAGCCCTTCCTGTAACCTTTAACATATTAACTGAAATATCTGAAAGGTATAAAACTAAAGGTGGGTCGTTTTGTGGGCCTGTTTTATCAGACTCTAAATATTCTCTGTAAATTACAGTTATAGGGGTTTGGTTTCCTTCTAGTACAGCTTTCTCTATTAAAGTGATAAATTCCCTAGATACATTATCTACTGCTATTTCTATATACCTTCTTCCTTGCGTGTCTTTTTCAGGACCTTTTATAGAAAAAGAATACTTTCTAAAAGTTGTTAAAGGCCCATTTCCTTCTAGGTTTGCCTCTAGATCTTCCCAGTCTCTAACAATGTAAATATTTTCATCCCAAGAGCTGTGTCTAAACTCTAAGGTACTTAAAGATACATCCTCTCCCCCAGAGGCATAATATTCTTTTAATTTTTCAGAGAGTGTCAATTTATAAAGCCCACTTTCCTTTTAAATAGTTATATATGTCTGTATCTGTAGTTGCACTTGTCGCTTCGTGTAATATAATCATTTCAAGCCAATTTTGAACAAGTCCTTGTGTTTGGTCGGCTTTGTTAGCGTTAAGGTAAAAGTCCCCAGTTGTTAGATTAGCTGCGTAATCATTAACTTGGCCTCTG